GATCCACGGTTCCAAGAACCCACGCCCTGCTGTAGCCATTTGGGTAGGTTTTCGTATGATAACTGCAATCTGGATAGAAGTTCCCTTGAGGTCTCTGCTTTGTTTGCAAGAATTGCAATTTTTACGTTGGGGTTGAACAAAGCATAATGTAACAGATAGGAAACAACCGTAGTTGATTTTCCAGTCTGTCTTGGAAGCTTTGCGATATTAAATCTATGCTTATGAAAATTGTCAATCAATTTTTCTTGGAAGTCCCACATTTTAAATGGGACTAGACCTTCATCAAGAGAAACAATTTTGATGTATTTTTTTGCAAAATAAATTGGATCTTCTTGACATGTCAAATACTCTTCTAACTGTTCAGAAGTAAATTGTATTTGTACGTTAGAAGGTTTGAGGTTAGGATTACCTTTATAACTAGATCTTTCACTCATAATATTTTATTTAAATTAACATTTCCATTTACGCAGAGCTAATGCTTTTCTTGTTGGTCTGCCCTTTTCGTCTTTCATTGGTCCAGGATTGCCTCCCATTCTTGCACAGAATGATTTTTTCCGTGGACCTCCTTCTGGTTGAGGTGGTTTTAAATCAGATCCATGATTTTCACGTTCATATGAACGTCTTCCCTTTTCGTTGAGTCCACCACTAGGACTCTTACCAGACTTTTTTGTCCAAGCAGCCCCCTCAGTATTTAATTGTGTACCGCTTCTTTGAATATACACATTTTTTTGTGGTTTTGGTTTTTTGTAATCTGGTCCTTTTAATTTAGATTTAGCAACAGATTCTTCTCCTGCACTTGTTGTTCTATCTGCAAGGTTTCTAATCTTTGCTTGTCTTCTAGCAGCACTATGTCCAGAACCAATTTGAAAACTTACATTATCTGCTTCATTCATAAACTGAGAGAAAGATTTCTGCTCGCTAATTTTTGCATCAGATGACAGATATTCTGCTGCGGTATCAATAAAATCTGCAGCTCGTGTAATTTTTGATTGGACCCATGCAGGAAGCTGTTGATTTGATTTACGAATGATTTTACGAAGCATTTCAATGGATCTTTCCATTTGATCCATTTCAAGGTTTGCCATGTAACCTTCGTGATCTTTGATTTTGCCAGAAGCAATTTCTTTATGATCTTCTTGCATGTTCAAAAGACTGGTATTCATTTCCCATGCACTTGGGCCATATGAACATTCAGATTTCTTTTCTGGTTTTTCACATATATGGCAATACCTAACTTCTTCTTTTTCTTCTTTAACAGCTTTCTTGCCGTTTTTCCATTCTCCCTTTAATTTCTTTTCCATTTTTAGTAAATGCTTGTAGTAATCTGGAAACTCAGCAATATGCTGGAGAGCAATTCCATAAGCCTCTTGGTGAGTTGTTACGTGCTCTCTTTCTACAGTAGAACCGACTTCTGCCTGTCTAATAACGTAATCAACAGAAACGCCATGTTTTTTGGCAATTTCCTTTTCTGTAGGAACTCTCAGCTTAGCCATTATCCACCTACTACCTGAACTTCAGTGATATGACCAACAGCAGCACCATTACCATCTGGCTTTACTGAAAATTTAATTGAATTATTTAGAGTTGCAGTTCCAGTAAAATTTGCATATGCAGATGAATCTAATGCTACTGTAATGCTGGTATCGGTTACTGCAGTTACAGCAAGATGTGCAATTCCGGTATTATAAGCTGCAACAGAAGATCCAGTTAATGTTACGTAATCTCCAACAACAAATGGATGTCCTGGTCTACCACCACCTAAATTTAGATTCAATACAGTATTTGCAGCACCTTTATCAATAGAGATAATTTGTACTCTTTTTGGAGTAGCACACTTAACTAGTTCTGACTGTTCTTTTGGAATATGAAAATCATTCCCATCTACCGCAGTTGGATTTCCACCCCAAGCCACATGAATAGCATCAGATGCATCAGCAGTAAAGCGATAAATTCCACTTCTTACAATAACTGCAGAAGATTGAGCTGCATTTCCCCCAGTGCATGATACAGCTGCAACATTCTGTACGACTTTTAAAACAGACATTAAAATACTCCTATTCTTCTGTATTATTTATTTTTGATTGCTTTAGAAACTTCTGAAGTTCTGCAGTGCTTCCAATAAACATAGTATTATTTACAGTAGATGGACCTTTTCTCATGGATGAATCTTCATCTATGGTTTTCATCTTTTTCTGCAAATCAATTAATTTATCGGTCATGTCGGCAATATTTTTAATGCCTTGAAATGCAACTTCATACGCCCTTGGGTGATCACTATTTCTAGCTACATCCATGATGCCATCAATTGCTTCCTGACCCTTTCCAATTAAATTATATAATTGTTCTCTACTATATTCATAATCTTTTTCAATATCTTTTATATCATCTTCAAGTTTTACAATTTCTGTTTCGGAAACTGTATCTTGAGGGACAATATTAAAAGTGTCATCTAGTTTATCGAATGTTGACATAATTATTCAGTCCAAAGTTCATTGAATCCAAAGTCATCGTCTGCTTCTACTAAAGCATCATCTAGAGTATTAATAATTCCATCGTTATTATTATCTTCTAATGCTTTTGGAGTTACACTGTATGTTACATACCTGTTGGCATTAATTGCAGTACCAATATCAACATTGACCTTTTTAATTATATCTGAAGTTGTAATTGGTCCGTAAATATATGACTTTGCAGTAAATGTTAGAGTGTAAATAATAGTTCTTCTGGTGGTAAAATCTCCTTCATAATCATCTTGAATAGTTACACCATTTAGTAAAATTGGAATATCTTTTTTTTCATCTGTCTCTGCGACCATATTGATTGTAATTGAAAAATATGGCTGAAAGAAAGGTAAAATTTGTTCTAAAATTTGAACAGCATCGTCGTTATTTTTGCTGATGATAGCAAGCTCAAAATCCAAATTATATGGAACTGGCATATAATGTGAATATGATATATCAGTTTCTCCATTCTTTGGAGTTCTGCATACCTGAGTTGGTCCTAACTTTCTTGAGGGATCATACGTAATTCCCTTTAACTCAAATGCAATTCTAGGTAACTGAATCTGAGTAGGTCTTCGTTGATCTAAATTTGGATCTGCTTCAATTCTTGCTAAAAATTTCTCAACAGGACCATATGCAAAAGGAACTTTAATGGATTGTTTAACAACTCCATCTTTGTCTTTTCTTCTAAGTTCTATATTATTGAATAGAGTACCAAATCCAATAATTGTTTTACGAATTGATTCGTTGTAAAAATGTGTGCCTAACATTAAAATTCTCCCATATTTGAATATTCACCGAATGGATTTCTTTCAGACCAGTCGATAATTTGGTCACCTTCATCTTCAAACCATTTGTTTTCGTTGAAGTCATCATTTTCATTTTCAATAGAGCTAAAGGTATTGATTACCCACTCTGCATTACTAGTTCCTCCGACTAGAGTTTCTCCGTCTTGAAACTTTCCTACTATATCTATAAGCTCAAGTTCTTTATTTGTAACGTCATATTTTATAACTTTTCCTTTGGCTCCGCTTATAGAACCTGTTACAATTTCTTCAAATTTATAAATTCCTTTTGGTGCTAATATGGCCTGTGCAGTTGCTCCATTCCCAGCACCAGAAATGATTACTGCAGGTGCAGAAGCATATCCACTTCCTGGTTGAATAACTTTAATTCCTGTAATTGCTCCTGCAGAAACTATAGCAGCAGCCTGAGCACCAGAAGCTCCAGGAATATTAGCAATATTTACAGTAGTGCCGGATGCAGTATATCCAGTTCCTGCACTAATAACATTAATTTGTTTGAGTCCTTCAGTAAGTTTAAATGTAATAGAATATCCTTCTTCTCGTCTAATTTTATCTATTTCCTCTACTCCAGTTTCAAATCTCTCACTGGAATCCTCCATTACTTCACAAACTAGTTGATATGTTGCAATCTGCCCTAGTTGTCTGAATGGTTTGTTGTGTTCTACAAATTTAATTTGAAATAGTTGATTTGTTAAAGGAAAATAAATTACATCACCTTCATTAGGTCTTTCATTGGTAAGTAAATTATTTGATGATGAAATTAAATCTTCCCATCTTCTCTTTGAAATTATAAATGTTGCTTCTTCTGCAATACGTACTCCAAATTTAGTTAACAAAGTTCCTTCCCCAGAAAATCCTTCGTAGTTAGAAAGATACATTTCAATCATGTAGTTTTCATCAAACATAGCAAGAGGATCTTCTCCAAATAATCTTTCATCATTGGAAAATTCTCTTGGCAAGTAGTAAACATCAAAACCATAAATTTTCAGAGACTCTATGATCAAATCCTCATAGAGTCTCTGTTCTGATGATGTTCCGTGGGAAAAATAAACGTTTTTCATTATCCTACCATATCAAGTGGTGGCAGTTCATATGTACTTAGAAGTTCTTCGTATAGCTTATCCAACTCTCCAGATGCATCATCATACAGTTGACGACCATTGAAAGTCACTCCACCTGGCATTTGAATTCCTTCAAATTTAGATAGATTTTGTCCCCACTGCTTTTTGATGAGTGATGTTAAATATTTTTTCACCCAAATTTCATTGTAAAGTTTATTAAACTCGTTTGGATCT